AGAGGGCTGATGGTATCCCATGGCCTTCTTCAACCTCTCTGCGGTCATCTGGACGGAGATTAGAGGCAACCTCGGCGGCAGCCTCCAAAGTGATTGGGTGTATGTAATTAGACACGATTGTAAAATCTGGGTGAGTAATCAGCTTCCCAAGATAACGCATGTAGCGTAGCCGGGGACGGATGAGTAGATTTAAGTGTAAGAGTTATATTTGTATTACGTTCGTATATAGGTACAGTCTTGATATATGTTTCTAGATAAGGTGCAGAGTTAGTATTATACTCATCTAGAATACTAGACTCATAATCTTCCTCATAATTAGTTTTTCCGACTCGTTCCAGAATAGTTTTGTATGTGCCAAGCTTGCCAAAGTGTAGCTTAACTCTATGCAAGGTTAGTGATGAGTTTACATCAGATTGTACTTTACCTTCTCCACCACTCTTAAATGGATAGAACTTAGGAAACTTAACTTCGTAATCAAACAGGTAGCCTACATGTAACGGATTGCTAGAAGTTGCAGATGACCAATCTCCATCTAACGATAGTTGTTGATTACTTGTATTACTAAGGTCAACTGATGGTTTTTGGAATCTTGCAAGCCTTACATTGTTCGTACCAGCTACAGTATCTATAACTGCTAACTTGTCAATTATTTCTGTTGCTGCACCACCCACTTGGTTAAGCCAGTTTTGATTGCTAAACAAAGTTGAGTTTGTAGCTGGTTGATAAGTACCTCCAAACAACGGTATAAAATTATCTAAATGAAGCAGATAGTCAATACCATCTTGTGTAATACTAAGATCTTCAGAAGACTCAACCAGCTGCATACTTTGCAGATAATGGTCATCATCTAAGATAAAGTATTCATCATCAATAATGAAATGATATATTAGTGGTTGATTAAGTTTCCATTTAAACCAAGCAGCTTGCTGTCGTTTATCACCAACGTTTAGATACTTGTAACCAAATACTGTATCAGTGCCAGTTTTACCTAACAGTATTATCGCATTTTCTCGTGAGTTTGTCAGTAAGTCGATATCATTCGGTAATAACGATGGGACAACTTTACTAACTTCAACGATGTTAGGTTCTCCCTCTCTCGCAATGTTAGCCATCTCATTTAGTCGACTAAATCTACCAGAGTTGTCTACGTAAGCAACTGTAGTACCGAGAGATATCGGAGGTATATCTATGTTATAGTTGAATGTAGCAATACTTTTTAGTTTTGCTGTATCAGGGTTAAGTACAGTGTCATCAGATGTTAGTAAGAATTGTTGGTTTGAGCTAAATACAATCAGACCAGTATTAATTTCTATGCCATCAAATAATTCTGAAGGAAACATAGATGCAGCAGATATATCAATAGGATCGCTAGCAGCTGTTGTTAGTGCAGATTCTGCAAAAAAGTCTGGCTTACCTAGTGTACCCGGTCGAGACAGTATCACGTTTTCTCCTGATAAAACAGCTAATCTATTACGAAAGAATAATACTTTGTTGATTCTACCAATAAAATCTCCATTAGCGTTTGTCTCTATAAACGATGGTAATGGGTTAGTTCCCGGATCTCCGACTCGTCTATCGTGATAATCAAATTGTTTTACAGTAAATGTAGTTGTGGCTGTACGTTGAATAACAACTGGCAAGTTAAAGAGTCTTTTAGCTATACCCGGCTTTGCACACTCAGACCAAGCTCCACTACCATCCTTAGCGTTTTGACCGTCAAACCGTAAATAGTAGTCATCTTCATCTGCCATTCGTGCATTTTTAACTTGTACTATGTAACCATGTTTACACTGGTTTGGTAAGTTGGTAACATCATTAGTTGAATCTTGCATGACTCGCATGAGATCTTCTTCAGATACCTCTACATTAAAAGTAGTTGAGCTTGATAGATATATAGTTGTACCAATAACTTTTGCATTTATGCCTTGCCCTGCAAGTCCAGAGTTAGAACTGTTTATACCGTCTATCGCTGCTTTCATACCAGCTAGTATTGTATCAGAGGTAACAGTTGTATCAGAGTCAAACGGTGTAACAGCCGGACGAATAAGACCTTGTTCGGTATTGTTGTACTTAGCAGCAACTTCAATGTCTTCATGATCTGTTACTTCTACTGTATATAATGCTATACGATCGTCATCACCTGTAGCACGTGTGCCTCCACCACCTAAACCTTGACCTGTCATACCAACAACTATTTTATCTCCAGTTTCCCAACCTTCACCGCCATGTAGTAATGTTATATCTGGTTGATAACTACAAACAAAATCACTACTATTATTATCAAAGTTACCTTGCTGACCTAGAGTAGATATACGAAAGACTAAATTCTTTTTAGTTCCGTCGTGTAGTAAATTACCATTAGCAGCAGTAACAACTCCCTTCTCAGCTGGGCGTAGTATTTGGTTATTATTACCAGCACCAGTTAAATTAAATGGGTTACTATCTGAAGTGTTTGGGTCTGATTTTAGTTTAAAAGTATTATCATTCTGCTTAATTGCATAGTAGTCACGGTTACTATCGAGCGAAGAACCGCCCTGAGTTATAGCTGTACCACCAGCACTATGATAAATCAAGATTGTATCATTTTCATAACCATGATTGGTTACAGCTATTTCTTCGTTAGATGTGTTAACAGCACTCGTAGGTAAAATGTGAGTATTATCGTTAGTTACATCGAAAACTTCTGTGCCTATACCTAGACATTCACCTGATCTGAGAGCTTCATTTAGTGTATGACTTTTGATTCGTATTCTAGTAGCACGTTTTAGTGTTACGTTTCTACTAGCATCGTCTGTTCCATTTGTAATATTAAGTCCATACTGTCTACCATTTTCAGCTCTGAGAAGCTCTATCAAAGCAAAATGTTTATCAGGTGTTAAATCTGTTACAGGAGTAACTAATACGTTACCAGAGTTTGTGGCACTAGATGCAGCAGTTACTGTAAATGTGCTGGTACTCGGCACTGAAACTATTTTAAACTCACCGTCTACCGCACTACCAGATGTAAAATTTAAATTTACACTTTCATCTACTGTTAGTTGATGGTCAACTTTTGTAACAGTTATTGTTGTTCCAGACTGGGAATATGTAGCAGCAAAATTAGTTGTTATAGCAGTATTAGAATTACTAGCGTCACGATTTGAAACGAAAGTAGAATCATTGATTGTTAATGTTTGTATGTTTTCTGGAGTACTAGTTGCGAGATAAGCTTTGATAGCTGTCTCTCCACCTGTTCCGTAAGCGGTAGTCATACGCTCACCAGTCTTACAACTCCATACTCTTACATTACCGTTGTGATCTATTTGACCTATATAAGATCCTTCTGCTTCATCTCTATAGTAATGAAACCAAGACCCATCGTGGTGTACATCGTGTAGTTTACCAACTGCTGTTGTGTGACTTCTATCGGTGTCATTAACTAAGGAAGAGTCAATTCGTTTTAGTCCCGGTCTTTTAAATAGACCCTTGGTTATATCTGGTATGGCATTTACAGACTCTGTAACCTGACCGGGAAATTTTAAGTTGTCAGGTTGTTCTGACATCCCAGCTGAATACGATGGGATAGTTTGTGTTATGCCTGCCATTATCGTCTAAGGTTTCTCCATGGTTGATAAGTTTGGTATGCAGAATTATCTTCAAATCCAAACATACTATGATCGGCTTGATTACATTCATACTCTTGTAATGCTGCCCTTGCTTGCTGTTCTTGAACACCTAGTAATCTAACTAGCTGTGGGTTAGCTACAAGCTGTGTAGCTGCTATTCTAGATGCTCTATATACTATGTATCTTCTGAAGACTACAGGTAGATCTTCAAACTCGTATAGTCTGACAACATCTAAATCTATATCTGCTGTAAATACATCTGTGTGATCTTGTTTATCATATAGTTTACCATTACGACGTACAAGGTTATATGTTCTCTTAGCCTGATTGTCATGTAAATCCAAGGACAGGATGTCATTACCTATGAGAATATTACCATTGGCATCAGGTGAAAACTTTACGTGCTTTTCTGTATTGAAGTGCCAGCCTTCCGACTGTGTGTCAACATTAGCATCACGTAATAAATTATATATAAATGCTATCTCTGGGTTCTCTGAGATTTGTGAAGTCAAAGAGTTGTTACCAGTTGATGTCTTAAGTGTTGTAATTGGTGCTTGTCCGATAGCTCCCAGTATAGAGTTCACTGCGGATAGTTCGGTATCGG